TATCTCGCCCTACAACTTATCGAGGCAAGTAGAGCTCCCAGGGAGGGCCCGCGCGCGGCTGCGTTGCGACGGCATGTGATCCGTTTGCGATGCTCGAGTGGCGTGACTCGACGAGCTTTTGCTCGTTCACGCCACCCGCCATTTAGCTCGGATTCGCCGGAATCTCGCGTCGCCAGCTGCGCCAGCACATCAGAGATCTTAGGCCCGGCGCCAGAGGGAAGGAATCTTATGAGACTGTTCCGATCATTCGATTGACGGATCTCCTCAGGAGTCTTCTTCACGGTTCTGAGGGAGGTTGCTCCCCCCGCGATGAAGGTCTTCAGAGTGAGAAGGTCTGCCTTCCCTGCTCCTCCGCCCCCTTGGCTGAGCCGCCCGGGAATCCGCCTGACTAGGACAACGCGTTTATGCGTGCGAGAAGCGAGCCGTCGCACGGCAGGTAGGGTTTTGATGAAGTCCTTCGGATACCACCCCTCGGAAATTTTCCGGAGTGTATCACAAACGAAGTGTCCTTTCTCACCCTCAATTGCCTTGACCCCAGCGCACTCGCCCAGTCGAAAGGTACCCCGGGCCTCAAACCTTGTGAGGCCGCCCGGCCCGCCACCCGCCTTGTGCACGATCTGCTCACAGAAGACCCCAGCCCGTCCACGGAAGCTTTTCTTCCGGTTTACGACGATGCCATGATCTTCAGCTACGATTTCGTAGCGGTTGCAGATCCGCGGACCCCAGGCGCCAATCAGATCGTCCCCGTTCACCTGGAAGCTCTCAGGATGAGCGCCTGCGCGCGTGGCAAAGTGATTGTTCAAGATTGACATCACAAACCACGAGACGCCGAGGCCCATCAGAGCACCACAGGTTAGCGGGGCATCTGGCTTGCCGTCGCACGAGAGGACCATTGATCCACACACCGCCGGCACGGCCGAGATCATCCACGCAGGCGCATTCAATTCTGAAAGCGCTAGCGAGACAATCTCAGTCGCCGTGTCGCACCCAATGTGGTCCGTGGCCTTAGACCAGTCGCCGCTGTAAAGCACGCTTCCGTCCTTGCCATAAATGGTGACGACCTCGTTTCTCAGCATTGACTTGTTAGTTCGAATCGAACGCAAGTTGCTGATCAAGAATCGAGTCATTGCTTTGGCAGCGAGGACGATGTGAGCGTCGTGAACGGTCGCGTTGCGTATCTTTCCATTCGCATTTGCGAAGACGGAGAGACGCGCCCTGGAGGTCTCTCCAGCAGCGATCTGTTCTGTACAGCGGCGGCAGGCCTCTTGAGCGACAACAACCGGCGCCTGGGCCAGCCGAGTCACATTGACGCGGAGCGGGTAGCGGAGGAGCCCCAGAGACCACCGCAAGCAGGCAGGGACTAGCCCACCGGGAGCAGGGGGTGAGAGCGCGAGGTGCTCGCGAATCTGATTCA